TACGGTTATCACAGATACTGATCTTCACGACCTAGAGAGTATTCTCGTAGATCCTAAAACAAACGCAGTTAACGTAGAAGTCTTTATAGCAAGCTAATATTATGAGAGCAAAACACAACAAAGGGGGGAGGACAGCTTTGTACGACCTAATGAAGAAGTACGAGAACGGAGGTGTTCATAACGGTGATCCGAAAAAACCCACTCATCCTGTTCGTGTAGAAGACGACCCTGTGATTAATATATTAGGTAGAAGTGGAACTCAGGAGCCTGGGCTAGGGGAGAGACCCGCCCAAGGAGAGGATTACTTGGTTATGATGGACGGAATGCCAACAAACCTCACCAGTAAACAGGTGTTTGAGTACCTAAAAGGTAGCGGCTATAACGAAGAGGATGCTCGTAAGGAGATGCGTCGTATCCACGAGAAAAAAGACGGCACGGCTACGACAACGGCTGAAGCTAAAGCAAACGAACAGCAGGTAATTAACGATATTGCTCGCTTTAAAGCAGGTGCTCCGCTGGAAACCTTAAAAAGCATAGGTGGAGGAAACATTCCAATGCGTGAGGACCAAATAGAACAAGCTTTAGGATATGCCCTTGCCAACGCTAGGTCTGGGGGGACCTCAATAGCCTCTGGTTCTGTTAGGTCACAAACTCCCCGCCAAGGATTAAGCCAGAACCTAGCGGGAACGGGATTTCCTAGAGCCATAACCTCCTCGCCTTCAGGTGCCGCCAACGTTGTAAACGAGGCTTCCGAAGGAGAGCTAGCAAAAAGACTGCTCATGGGATTGGGTAGTTATGGGAATAAGGATATGTGATACCCTAGCTTTATTGGCCCGAATAAAAATCTTCCATGCTGTCATATAGGCGATATCCAACCCTGTCTGACGCCTCGACCACCCTTAGCGAAAGCTTCCCTTCCTCTCTAACAACATATGCTGAGTAAGAGTCGAAATTATCACCTTGTCGGTTAAACAGGTCTACAATTAACAACGTGCCGACCTCTAAATAAAACTTATTTCCTTGGAAAGAGAAGAGATTACACTCCCCGTTAAGGTGTGGTGATTGTTGCTTAAAAGGAGGAAGCTGCTTTCTGTCTAAATCAAGGATGACACTGCCATCTGGACCCACCCAGGTTGTTTCTTCAAAAGTGTACTCCTGATAAGGAAATGCCTCTGATTGAAGGACAACAACAGCGCTGTCGGATTGTGAAAATGCGCTAACGGTAGCTAATAGACTAAGGATTAATAGGAAGTTTTTCATAGCGATTGAATTAATTGGTTTGTTGTATTTTTGGATTCACTGATCTCAAGGTAAGGCAAAGTTTTCGTTTTTCCAAATCTAATTTCAAAATGACCCAACCAATCGTAGATTGAAAAAATACTATTTCAACCCACGGATAAAGAGAATTAACCCAGCTTGGATAGCTGAAAAAAATAAATTTAATGCAGTTAAGCAAAAACTTAAGCCTCCAAGAGGCCACCAAATCGATAACGGCGAAGCGTCTTGGGATAGATAACTCCCCAGCGGACTTCGATATTACTAACCTAAAGGCCATAGCGGAGAAAATCTTCCAGCCTGTACGCGATCATTTCGGTGTACCTATAGCTGTCTCTTCAGGGTTTAGGTCTAAAAAGCTCAATAAGGCTATTGGAGGAGCTAAGTTTTCTCAGCATATGGTAGGGGAGGCCCTCGACCTCGATGCCGACGTGTACGGAAAGGTAACGAATAAAGAGATTTTTGACTATATAAAAGAGAACCTAGAGTTCGATCAGATTATATGGGAGTTTGGGGACGATGAGAATCCTAACTGGGTTCATGTGTCGTATAAAAGAGATCACACCAATAAGGACCTTACGGCGAAGTCAACAAGGAACCGCAACCGCGCCCTGAAAGCTGTTCGGGGCCTTAAGGGTGTTCATTACGAATTTATTACTTGATATGGCAAAGAAGCTAGTAGATAACGCCCCCGCAGAGAACAATGTCTCGCGCCCTGGGATACACGCTAAGACGAAGACGTCTAAGAACAAGAACAGCAAAAACTACAAGAAAGCGTATAGGGGTCAGGGCCGCTAGAGCGTGTTGTAAAAACGCTGCACGGCTATCCTTCCTCGCTGCGAGAGAGCATACCTTACTCGGTAGTTAAACTTCGTCTCTTCTCTAAAGAAGTGGTCTTCTCGTGTATTAGAAGGCGTGAGCTTATCAAAGTGCTTATATAGGTATCCTTCGTTCACCATAGGGTATATGAGCCTCTCCCCTATATTGTTTTTATTCATGCCGTACTCTTCGCTGGCGAACTTTATAGTAAAGAACTCTAGATCGTAACACCATAGCATAAAGTCTAGCCAGCTCCCTGGTATCTCGCTGTTATATATAAAGTTATTTCTTGCGTTACGCAGGTTCTTTAAGTGATTTTGCTTTACGTACTTATCGGGTAGTCTTGAGGACTCTCTGAATAACTTTGTTTTCTTCACTCTAGATCGCGGCATAATTTAATCCTTATCTTTGATTGCATAACAAATTTATATCATGACAGCTAAAGACACACACTTCTTGGCCGAGATGTACTCCTTGGTAAAGAAAATGGAGGAAACCATAGAAGAGTTTGATATGAGGGAAAGGATCTTAGCTTCTATTGTTGTTGGGGTTCTTGACTCCGACGCCCTAGAGGATGAAGCCGAGACCGCTGAATTAAAAACGATGTATAGCTTCAGCCTTGAGAGCAGGGAGGAGCTAGAGACAATTAAATCTTTAATGGACGATATGTACACTGACGAGGAACCGCTAGACGACTTGTTGGACGGTTTAGGCATATCGCTAAACTAAATATAATGGAAGGTCTTATTAGAAAAATTATTGTGGGCAAGGAGCCCAAAAACGGCATGGCCTATTATATAGGTATGCGGGCTGGCGACGGGAACGTGTCAGCTATAGTAGAGGATGAGAGATATCTTCATAAGTTCGCTAAAAAAAGATACCTTGTATACATAGAAAACGAAGAAGGCAACGTACTTTGGAAGGCCATAGACGATATGCCGTGTATGCTGGAATTTGATTTGAACTTTTAATTTATGAGGACATTTAACTTGTTTGTCGTGGAGCTAGAGAAACAGCTCAAAGACACCGTAACCACCGCTGGGGGGTTAGAACTTTATATAGATAATAAATATGATGAATTTAAAAACAGGGTTACAGAGGGGCCTGTCGTGGCTGCTCCATTTAAGTATGAAACTGGCGTCCAGCCTGGAGATACTCTTTACTTCCACCATCTCGTGGTGCTTAACGAAGGTCAAGTACTTACTGGTGAAGACAATCACTATATTGTACGATTTGATCCAGACAACACTATTAACAATCAAGCTATTGCTTATAAAGATCAGCATACTGGTCTTGTCACTCCTCTTGCGGGCTGGAGCCTTCTTGAGCCTGTCGAAGAAGAGGAAGTTCCCGAATCGGAGACTATCGAAGTGGTCAAACTCGATGAGAAGCTACCAACAAAGGGTCGCGTCGCGTTTATGGCACCTTGGATTCAAGCGTTAGGCGTTGAGGTAGGCGATGTAGTAGGGTTTAAAGAGAACCGCGACTACAGGATTACTATTGACGAGAAAGAGTATTACAGAACTCGCGCAGAAGACCTACTCTATGTCGAAAACTAAATTCACTACAATTAGTGCTTCTCAGCGCCTCATGAAGAGTATGGAGGTGGCTATAGACAATATGATCGAAGAGATTAAAAAGCCTGTCGACCCAGACGCGGGTGGGTCTGCTAGAAAGGCTGAGCTTCAGTCTATTAAACAGACGGCTGTGGACTGCAAGGAGCTACTGGTAGAGCGCCAGAAGTTAGAACAGATGGTAAAAGAACTAAAACAACATGGGCAAATCGAAGAAGAAAAAGACTACTCAGGAGGATTCGCTGAGAGGTTTTCAAAGTAACCACACTGGTTTAATCTACTGGGGCGATTATATTGATAACCAGACAGTTAGCAGCGATTACTTAAACAAAAACTTTAACATACGATATAACAAGTATTAAGTTGGAATTCGCATGAGCTACAAGAACAAAGAAGACCAAGCTAGAGCCAGCGCTAAACACTATTCTGAAAACAAAGAAAAGGTAAAAGAAAGAAGCAAAAAAAGGAATAGACTTCAAAGGGAAAGAAACTCTAACTTTGTATCTAGGGTTAAGAGGAGGTTTAATTGCGTGGACTGCGGCGAGTCAGATGTAGTGGTCCTTGATTTTGATCATGTAGAGGGCGAAAAGGCAGGGAACGTATCTGATATGTCTAGACAGGGCTACTCTATAGAGGCTATAAAGAAAGAAATAAGAAAGTGCGAGGTAAGGTGTTCAAATTGCCACCGTAGGATAACCCACCAAAGAAGAACCATAAACAAGCACTCGTAGCTCAACAGGATAGAGCATCGCACTTCTAATGCGAAGGTTCGGGGTTCGAATCCCTGCGGGTGTACAATTAAACTAAACAACATGCCAGACTTACATTGCCCCGATTGCGGGAAGGAGCGTTTCGAAAAATCTTTAACCATGCGTGTCCGCGATGGCGACACATATTACGTTGAGGGAGAATGTGAATGCGGATCTCAGATGAAGCTAACGAATCCTAGAAAGGGCGTGGCAAATTTAGGGCGGATGGGTAGAAACGGCAGTAGTTATTGATGTCTGTACTTATTGACATAGAAGGATATGAAGATCAAGGGATTAAGATCGACCCTAACGGTACGGCTGGAGAGGCACTCGAAATCAATGGCATTCTTGTTGTACTGCCAAAAAAACCACCCAAATCGAAAATCCTCTTCCATGATAAGTCAAGAGCGATGCAGCTGTGGGAGAGGCAACCTATGCCTGTGGAGCTGCAAAGGATTAGAAGTATGGATGAGTGGTTCGAGAAACCTGCCGAGTTTCGAAAAAGGTTTTCTGTTTACATCGAACAAGAGTTTCAGCGGCGGCGCGACGGTCTTTGGTTTTACAATGATGGGATCCCTACGTATATTACAGGGCGGCACTATATGTTTTTACAATGGACTCAAATTGATATCGGACACCCACAATTCCTTAGTTTCCAAAAAGAAGTCTTTATCCACATGGCTGCGTGTGAAGCTGATCCTCGTTGTCTCGGCCAGCTTTATACTAAGTGTCGCCGCTCTGGGTATACTAATATCTGTTCCGCTGTACTTGTTGACGAGGCTACTCAAGTTAAAGACAAGCTTCTTGGTATTCAGTCGAAAACTGGTAAAGATGCCCAGGAGAATATTTTCATGAAAAAAGTAGTAGCTATGTTCCGTGGCTACCCTTTCTTCTTCAAGCCTATTCAAGATGGTACTACTAACCCGCGTATGGAGCTGGCTTTTAGAGAGCCCTCAAAGAGGATAACAAAAAACAACAAAACATCTTATCGGGGTGATGCCTTAAATACTTTGGTTAATTGGAAAAACACAACCAATAACGCATATGACGGAGAGAAGCTTCATATGATGTACCTCGATGAGGCAGGTAAGTGGGAGAAGCCGTCCGATATACGCGAAGCGTGGAGGGTGGAAAGGACATGTCTTATCGTAGGAAGGAAAGTGGTAGGCAAGGCTATGGTAGGGAGTACGGTTAATCCTATGAGCAAAGGGGGCGAGGAGTATAAAGATCTATGGAATGACTCCGATCCGTCTAACAGGAACGAGAACGGACGAACCCGAACGGGCCTATATAGGCTCTTTATGCCAGCCGATGAGTCATTGGAAGGTTTTTTCGATAAACACGGGAGGCCTGTAAAAGAGACACCCGAAGAACCTGTAGAGGGTATTGATGGGGAAACGATAGAAATTGGGGCTCGTAGGTATTTAAAAAACGAAAGGCAGTCGCTTAAAGACGATCCTTCTGAGCTGAACGAAGTGGTAAGGCAGTTTCCTTTCACCGAGGACGAAGCCTTTAGGGACAGCATAGAGGGAAGCCTCTTTAATATAGGTAAGATATACCAGCAGATAGAACATAACGACGAGCTCTACCCAAATCCCGTTGTTATAGGCAACTTTATATGGATAGAAAAAGACAAAGAAGTGGCCTTCTCCCCTACCCCCAACGGTAGGTTTAGGGTTGCGTGGATGCCTGACCCCGAAGACCGTAATGTCGCTGCTACAGAAAGAGGCAAGAGGATTCCTCCTTTTAAAGATCACGGGTGTGGGGGTGTTGACTCTTATGATTTAGACGCTACGGTAGACGGCAGGGGATCGAAAGGAGCGTTACATATGTACAATAAATTTTCTATAAACAGACCATCTAATATGTTTGTTGTAGAGTATGCTTCTCGTCCCGACCTAGCTAAGATATTCTACGAAGACGTCCTTATGTGTGCCTTTTTCTATGGGTATCCCTTGTTAGTGGAGAACAACAAGTACGGTATTGTAAGGTACTTTGAGTCAAGGGGTTACGACGGTTACTTAATGGATCGCCCTAAGCACTTAGCGGCTGTTAGTTCCAATATGAATGTAAGAACCAAGGGTATACCTTCTAACTCTCAGGATGTTATACAGTCTCACGCGCAGGCTATAGAGACATATATACACCATCATGTTGGCGTTAATTACGATTCTGGAGAGACAGGAAGTATGTATTTCAATAAAACCCTAGAAGACTGGATAGGTTTTAAGATAGACAAAAGAACCAAGTTTGACTTGACTATAAGCTCTGGGTTGGCTTTGTTAGGCGCTCAAAAGGCCAAAGAAAAACCTGTTGCCGATTTTACAGAAACCAAGTTTTTTAGACGATACAAGGTCTACGGATGATTTGCTATATTTGCAGAATATGCCTAGCTCTTCACTAT